CCCCACCGGCGGGCGGCGCGGGTGCGGCCGGGGCCTGCCCGGTCGCCGCGCTGGTGTCCACCTTCTCCGGGGTGGCGATGTTGTTATCGGAACCGCCACCGGCCGGGTTGGTCTTGTCACCGGACACCCCGGCGTTGCCGATGTCGTTGGCGAAGTCCTTCAGGTTGATCTTGGTGCCAGCTGCGAGGTTGTCGATGTTGTCACCGGCGACGCCCTTGTTCAGGTCGTACATCTTCTGGTAGTTGTTCATGTCGCCGGTGGTGCGCTGCGCGATGTCGGTCCAGGTATCACCGGCCCCTACGGTGTAGTTACCGTCGGCGTCGAGCATGTTCTTGGTGATCGCGGCGTTGTTGCCGTTCTCGGCCCCCGCCACGCCACCGTCGCTGACGTTGCCGGAGGTGGGAGCGCTGGGGGCGGTCCCCGTAGCGGCCCCCGCGCCTGCGCCTGCGCCTGCGCCTGCGCCCGTGCCTGCGCCTGCGCCTGTGCCTGCCGCGTTGCCTTGACTATTTTGCGGGGCACCCACGGTGGGTGAATTGACGGTAGGCGCACCGACGGTAGGCGCAACGGTGGTGCTCCCCGGATTCGGCTCGGTCGCGGCGAAACCCTTGGTGCCGGGCGCGGGGGCGTCCTCGGGCACCGGGTAACCATCCCGGCTGAAGTCGTTGTCGCCGATGTCGAAGTCGGGGATTAGGTTTTCCTGGTCGGTGGTGTCAATCTGGTTGTTAGTGTCCCTGGTGAAATAGTTGCGGGCCTTGTCGTAGAGGGAACGCGGGCCGTTGATGATGTTGTTGCTGAAGTCAACGGCTGAGTTCGCACGCTCCTCAAAGGCGTTCTCGAACGGGCTGTCTCCCTCCGGCGCGGCGGTGCGGCGCACGGCTGCGACGAACTGGCTGGCGTCCGCGCCGTGCTCGCGGGCCTCCTCGACGGTGTCCTGAATCCGGCGGACCCGCTCGGCCATGCCCCCGAAGTCGTCCTCCTGGTCACGGTCGGCGTCGTCGCGTAGCCTGGTCAGGTACTTGTCGGCGTCGGCGGCGTCATGAGCCTCGTAGTCGGCCTGGGTGTCATCCGAGGCGTCGTCGGCGCACCCGGAGTAGCGGGACAGGAACGCCACCAGCTGGCGCGGGTAGGGCCGCCGGTCGGCCTCGCAGCGCCGCATCAGCCGGGCGAAGTGGACGATGTCCTGGTCGCTCACCACGTCGTCGGGGCCGGTGTCGTCCCGCTCGTCCTCGGTGACGTCGAGGAACACGTGCGCGTCGTCGCAGTCGTTGACCACCAGCTCCGGGGTCAGCCGATCCGGCCCGTTCTGCAGCGCGTCGGCGTGCCGGAGACCGGCGGCGAACACCGGCATCGGGTACTGCCGGTCACGCGGTTCGCGCTTCTTGATGATCATGTCCGACGGGCCGCGGCGGCGGGGTTGCTGCCCCTGCAGGGCCGCGCTCTGCATGGTCAGGTAGGAGGCGTAGGCGTGGCTGCACAGCCGTCCCACGTAGGAGAACTTGCGCTTGAAGGCCCACCGGCCCCACTCGCAACCGCAGTGCCAGTTCGCGATGGACTGGTCGCCGTAGCTCGCGCCCTTGAGGATGGTCACGTCGTAGGTGCCGTGGTCGCCGTCCACCGAGGCCATGATCCGGGACGGGGCGATGTCCTTGACGTGGACCGCGCCGGAGGTCTTCAACCGCATGGCCTTGGCCCGGACGTCCTTCCAGGCCGCGGTGCGGATACCGCTGTCGGCCTCGACCAGGTCCATGTACTCGGCGAACCGGGGGTTCAGCCCCTCGTCCATGAGCTGGCCGATCCGGTTGATGTAGGCGTCCGGGTCGTGCCGGAACTGGGCCACCGGGTCGTTGTGGTAGTCGGCGCTGGCGGTCAGGTCGATGTACTTGTCGGACAACCCGGCGGGGCGGGTGCCGGCGTCGTGGATCATGCCGTTCCAGTCGCCCGGGTCGGTCGCCTCGAGGGCACCGTCGAGGGACTCGCCGCCCCGGCCAACCAGGCCGTTCAGGGCCATCGGACCCAGCACCCGCAGCGCGGGGCCGACCAGCGCGGCCGGGTTGGCCTCATGCACCGAGGAGCTGCGGATGGAGGAACCCCAGCCCGGGCCGGGCGAGAGCACGTCCACGGCGGTGTCTATCATCCGGCTGGCGCCGCCGACGGCCGCGGCGCCCGCGGCGCCCCAGGCGGCCCCCGAGGCGGCGTCGGAAATCTGGTCGACGGGCAGACCCGTTTTTTTCTGAATCTGCTTCTTGATGGTATCCGGGATCATGTTCCAGACCACAGAGGGATGGGCGGCCTCCCGGCGCATGCCCTGGCGGGCGAACAGCTCGGGGTTCGGCCCCGGCCCGTCATCGTCGTCGTCCTCACCGTCGAAGGTCAGCGAGTCAGCCGACCGCAGCCGCTCATCGGCGTCGATGTGGTGGATGGGCTGGATGGTGGACGAGTCGTCGTCGCCGAAGCTGCCGATGGCGTCGTGCTGCGGGTCGGGGTTGTAGGGCAGCTCGGTGGAGTTGTCGTGGTCCATCGGCGCCCAGGCATGCCGGGCATTGCCACCCCGGTCGTCCCACCGGACACCGTCCATCAGTTCTTCAGCCGTCAGGCGCGGTGCCCCGGCAGGCTCTTCATCGGAGAACCAACCCTCCGGGCGGTCCTCCCCGAGGTTCTCGTCGCGCAGGCCGCCGATTTTGGTCTCGTCCAGCCAGACCTCAAAACCCGCACCGGCCACCCTGTACTGGGTGCGACCCCGCACGGTTTCCTGGGCGATGATCCGGCCAGGACCGTATTCGGTGTGAACCGTCGACATTGCTGTCCTCCTTGAAGGGGCTTCTACACCTTTGAGGGAGAACAACCACGATCTACAGGATTCACTCCTTGACGTAGATGGGCAGCCCCAGCACCCCGGAGTCGGAGTTCTCCCAGAACAGCGCCCAGGTCAGCTTCAGCATCTCGACCCTGGTGAAGGTGTCCACGTCGGGTACCGCCAGATCGACCGCGTCGGCGCTGTGCTGGGCCACCACGCCGTGCTCGTTGAGGTAGCTCGCCAGGCTGGCCGCCTCGTCCACATGATCGGTCTGGATCGAGTGGTACGAGATGTTCTTCGTGATGGCCATTGAGGCGCTTCCTTCCGCGGTGGGGTGAATCCGACAGACAAAGTTCCGGTCAGACATCTGTTCAGATGCCTGACCGGACGGTTTGGAGGTTCAGCCGGTGGATGAAAAACGGCTGAGGACTACGGCGAACGGTGACGGCGAAACAAGTTCCAGAACCGGCACTATCCGTTTACTCCTTTGCTGGGCAACCCTTTTCGTTTGCCATCTGGCAGCATAATCCGGGGAACGTGACGGGCGCAACACTTTCCTACCACTCCGGCTCGACGCCGAAGATTTCGTAGAACTGCTCCAGCATGTCGTCCAGAATCCGCCTGGAATCGTCGGCCCCACCGGCCAGCATCTCCGGCCAGTCGGCCTGGAGCTGGCCCTGGTAGGACTGCATATTCAGGGCACGGTAGAACTTCGGGTCGCCGACCAGATCGGACACCCTGGGGTGCCTGGCCGGGCTGAAGTCCCAGGACGCCACGGTCTCCAGTCGGCGTACCTGGTTCTGGACCTGCTCCTCGCTGGCGGTCAGGCTCTTGCCGTAGCTGGACGGCCCCGACTCGAACTTCGACAGCGCCCGGGGACCGGCCTCCTCCTTGCCCTTGCGGGTGCGCTTGCGGCGACCGGCGCCGACCTGCTTCGGGGTATTGGAGCGCATGCTGTCGGACTCCACCGGGCGCTGACGGTTGCGGGGAATCTCGGTCGGCTCCGGCACCCCGGGCGGCAGCTCCGCGCCGACCGTGCCCTGCGGGGGCATCCCCGCCGGGCCGAAGCCGTGGGGCCCGTTGACCTGGCTCAGACCGGCGTTGCGCATGGCGTAGACCCCGGCCGGGGGATTACCCGGCCCGGGGGCCGCAGGGCCGGGCGCCGACAGCGGCGACACGTTCGGTCCCTGCGCGGGGGCCTGCATGCCGCCCCCCATCTCGGCCTCCGCCTCGGCCTGGGCCTGGGCCTCGGCGTCCTCGGGCGGCGGCGGCGGGGCGGCCATCCCGGCCCCGATGGGGGCCATCCCCCCGGCGGCCATCTGCTGCTCCATCATGGCCTTCTGCATCTCGATCTGGTCGGCCTGCATCTCGGCCTGGGCCTCCCCGGCCACGGCCTGCGCCTCGCCCAGCTCGGTCTGGGTCTTGCCCTGCCGCAGCTGCAGGGTGGACATCAGGTGCTGGGCCAGCTCAGGCGGGTACGGCAGGTTCTGGCTGTCGCACAGGTCCTGCACCTTCTTCATCGCCTGGGCGGTGGCCATCAGCTTGGCCACCGATTCCTCGGCCTGGCGCTCCAGCTCCTGGTCGAACCGCATGTCGATGTTGACGGCCAGGGTCTTGTCCGAGACCGGCACGCCCATCGCCTTCAGCTGGGAGATGAACGCCCGCTCCTGGGCCTCGTCGCGGAGGTTCAGGGTGGAGAACTTCACCTCCGGCACCAGCAACTTGGGGACCTTGCGGATGAACTCCTCGCCGGTCTCCGGGTCGACCTCGACGATCTCCCGGTAGATCGGGACCCTCTGACCGCCCTTGAGGTCGTAGTCGTAGTGGCCCTGGGCCTCGGCGATCACCTCGGCGCGGCGGATGATGTGCCGCTTGAGGCTGTTCTGGAAGCCGGTCATGATCTGGGTCACGAACTCGCGGTTCAGGGCGGAGGAGGCATACGCCCCGCCGGTGCCGCCCGAGATCAGCGCCTCGCCGATCCCCCAGGCCTGCAGCAGCTTGGTCTGGACCCGCTCGAAGTCGGCCTCCAGGTTGGGCACGCTCTCCCGGCCGAACACGTTCTCGACCTTCAGGCCGAAATTGTGGACCATCAGCCGGAAGTCGGCGGCCAGCGCGGACTGCAGGTCGTCGCGGGCGTCGTCCAGCTCGGACTGGTCGGGAATCCACGGCTCGCCGTCGCCCATGTCCTCGATGCCCAGGGTGGCCAGCACCAGCGGGGAGTACAGCCGGTCGGCGACCGCGTCCTGGGCGGCCATCAGCGATTCCTCGGTCATCAGGGTCCGGAAGGAGCGCAGCAGGTGCGGGGCGCCGCGCTTGGCCCACGGTGAGGGCCGGTTGACGATCCGGCTGATCAGCGCGTCGGAGATGTCCAGCCCGTCGTTCTGGGCCGCGGCCTGGATGATCTCCGGGTAGTACCGCACCAGGTCCTGGTACTCGCGGTTGCGCTGCAACCGCTCGGAGGGGGTCTCGTCGGTGTTGGACAAGCCGGCGCCTCCCTCGGGGCCGGACCGCAGATTGTCCACCAGGTCCTTGACCAGGAGCTGGACCCGGTCGCGCTGGACGAACAGGCTGCGGGACACCCGCAGCATGTCGGGGTTCAGGATTTCCTCGCTCGACCAGACGCCCAGCGATTCGTTGAAGTGGGCCAGCGAGGTGACCTCGCCGGTGGTGAAGTACTCCCGGCCGAGCTGGTCGGGCAGGAACTCCAGGTAGTTCAGGTCGTCGCCGAGGAACATGTCCTCGTAGAACTTCTTGATCAGCGGGTCCTTGGAGTCGAACTCGAGGCCGACGACCGGGAACTTGCTGTAGATGTCGATCAGGAGCGGCACCAGGTCGTGGGTGGCGTAGAACAGGCGGCACCAGCGCCGGATGTCCTTCAGCTCCTCCTCGTCGTCGACGTTGAAGGGGATGCCCTTGTCGGCCAGGCTGCCCAGCGGCTGGCGGACCTTGGGAAGGGCGATCTGCATGTTGGAGCCGCCGCCGAGGAACTGCCGCCCCCGGTAGCCAGCCAGCCGGGACCGGTTCATTGACGCGGTCAGGCTGCGGTTGCTGATGGCGGTCCGCACGTTGATCGCCTCGGCGCGGGCCTGGGTCGGGCTGACCGGCATCGCCGCGCCCATCTTGCGCAGCTTGCTGACCTCGTTCTGCCAGTTCGCGCCGCCGGTGTGCAGGAAGCTAGTCACCGACCGCCCCCTTCTCCTTGACCTTGGTCAGGCTGACCTCGGCGTACCACGCCTCATCGGGTACCCCCTCGTCGGCCTTCTCGGTGATCACGACCCGGAACATCGGGTACAGCGGGGTACCGCCGTGGCCGAGGTCCATCGACATCTCCTGTACCGTCCCGATGCCCTCGTAGTGGGTCGCCGCCCGGCGGCACTCCACCACGTCGCCGGGGGCGAACGGCGGCCCCACCGGGCTGCCGGGCTGGGTCAGCAGCAGCAGCGCCCACTCGTTGGCGTTGAGCGGCATTCCCCGGGCGCAACCCGCGCAGAACACCTGGTAGGTGTCCGGGTGGGTGTAGACGGTCTCCCGGGGGAGCTTGCAGCCGTAGCACAGTTCCGCTGTCATCAGGCCATAGCCTACTTCTTCTTGCGCTTGTTTCGGGGAAGCTCGGTGCCCTCGGGTTCGCGCCACTGCCCCTTGTTCGGGCCGGTGAACTCCCGACCGGCCCAGTCCTTGGGCTGGCTGGGAATCTTGGTGGAC